TGGGTGGAGGTCTTCTTCAACTTGTAGCTTATGGTGCCCAAGATGTCTATCTTACTGGCAACCCTCAAATCACTTTCTTCAAAGTAGTTTATCGTCGTCATACTAATTTCTCTATTGAGTCTATACAACAAACCTTTAACGGAAATGCTCAAGCTGGTAATCGTGTAACCTGCCAAATATCTCGTAATGGTGATTTAGTTCATAAATTATATGTAGTTTTTGATACAGTAAATACTCAAACAGATGCTCGTAAATGCATTAAAAAAGTAGAAGTAGAAATTGGTGGTCAATTAATTGATCGTCAATATGGCGATTGGATGACAATCTGGAATGAACTTACTTTACCTGCAGGAAAAGTAGATGGTTATAATAAAATGATAGATGGAACTGTCGCATCAGGTGATAGTAAAGCATATGTTCCTCTTGAATTCTGGTTCTGCCGTAATATTGGTTTAGCATTACCACTAATTGCTTTACAATATCACGAAGTTAAAATTAACATTGAGTTTGAATCTTCTCCTACTTTCACTGATGCCACCTTATGGGCTGATTACATCTTCTTAGATACTGACGAACGTCGTCGTTTTGCTCAATTATCTCACGAATACCTTATTGAACAAGTGCAATTCACAGGTGGTGAAAGTGTAAGTTCTACTGATACTACTCTTAGTGCCAAACTTTCATTTAATCATCCGGTTAAAGAACTTATATGGCAAAGAACAAATAGTGATGGAACTACTCCTCAAGCAAATACTAAAGCAAAACTTATGCTTAACGGTAATGATCGTTTTGCCGAACGTGATGCTATGTATTTTACTCACGTTCAACCCTATCAACATCATACCAATATCCCATTAAAAACTTTATATATCAATGTATATTCTTTCGGATTAAAACCGGAAGAACATCAACCATCTGGAACACTTAATATGTCTCGTATTGATACTGCTCAACTTAAACTTAACTTTACGGAAGGAACAGCAGGACAAGTCAAAATCTATGCTCATTCCTATAACGTTCTCCGTATTCTCAGTGGTATGGGTGGTCTTGCATATTCTAACTAAATCAACATTTAAATTATTTTTATAAAAATATTAGTAAAAATAAATCTAATATATAAAAAATTATTTTCTTAGCTTATATTAAAAATGGGTGGAGGTCTTCTTCAACTTGTAGCTTATGGTGCCCAAGATGTCTATCTTACCGGCAACCCTCAGATCACTTTCTTCAAAGTAGTTTATCGACGTCATACTAACTTCTCTATTGAGTCTATACAACAAACTTTTAACGGAACCCCAAGTGCTGGAAGACGTGTAACTTGCCAAATCTCACGTAATGGTGATTTAGTTCATAAATTATATGTAGTTTTTACAAATCCACCTGGTGATGATTTAGCAGATGGTCGTGAGTGTATTACCAAAGTAGAAGTTGAAATTGGAGGTCAATTAATTGATCGTCAATATGGCGATTGGATGAAAATCTGGAATGAACTTACTTTACCTGCAGGAAAGAAAACTGGTTATAATGAAATGATAAGAGCAGAGTCTAATATTTTACCCCCTCTGAGCACCAAAGCATATGTTCCTCTTGAATTCTGGTTCTGCCGTAATATTGGTTTAGCATTACCGTTAATTGCTTTACAATATCACGAAGTTAAAATCAATATTGAATTTGATGATAGTAAATCTTTCGGAGATGCCACCTTATGGGCTGATTACATCTTCTTAGATACTGACGAACGTCGTCGTTTTGCTCAATTATCTCACGAATACCTTATTGAACAAGTGCAATTCACAGGTGGAGAATCAATAAATAGCTCTAATCTTTCTGCTAAATTATCTTTCAATCATCCGGTTAAAGAATTAATATGGCAAGCGGAGGGTAAAAAAACATTAGGAAAAACTAAACTCATGCTTAACGGTAATGATCGTTTTGCGGAACGTGATACAAAGTATTTTACTCACGTTCAACCTTATCAACATCATACCAATATCCCAGACAGTGGTTGCAATATCAATGTATATTCTTTTGCATTAAAACCAGAAGAACATCAACCATCCGGAACATTAAATATGTCTCGTATTGATACTGCTCAACTTAAGATATCTGATATTCCACACGCAGACGGTGAAGTCAAAATCTACGCTCATTCCTACAACGTCCTTCGTATCCTCAGTGGTATGGGTGGTCTTGCGTATTCTAACTAAATATATAAT